CCGCGGGACTGCCAGCGTCAGTGAGTCGCCCTGGCTGCCGCTGCGCATGTACCGGATCGACGGGCAGGGCTATTCCCCTGGCTACGTCGAAGCGGCCTGCATCGCCGATCTGCAAACCGCTGAGGCCCTGAGCCAGGCCATTGCCGAGGGCTCATTGGTGTCAGCCCAGGTGAAGCACCTGGTCAAGCCCAGCGGCATCGCCAACCCCAAGAAGCTGGCCGAGGCACCCAATGGCGCCTACCTGCCCGGCAACCCTGATGACGTCTTCACCATCCAGGTGAACAAGGCCGCCGATCTCAACGTCGCGGCTCAGGGCCTGGCACGGATCGAGGCCCGGCTGGCTCAGGCCTTCATGCTTGCCGACGTGCGCGACTCAGAGCGCACCACTGCAGAAGAGGTGAGGCTGCAGGCGCTGCAGATCGAGAACTCACTCGGCTCGATCTACGCCATCCTCACCACCGAGTTCCAGCAGCCCTACGTCTCCCGCAAGCTGGCGATCCTGACCCGCAGGGGCAAGCTGCCCAAGCTGCCGGAGGGGCTGGTTCAGCCCGTGGTCAGCGTCGGTCTTGCTGCTGTTGGCCGGGGCAATGACCTCGAGAAGACCGCTCGCTTTATGACCATCCTCCAGCAGTCGCTGGGGCCCGAGGGCATCGCCACCTACGTGATGCCAGCCGAGCTGATCCGCCGCCTGGCCGGTGCCATGGGCATGGACATCATTGGCCTGGTCAAGACGGAAGAGCAGCTGGCGCAGGAACAGCAAGCCCAGCAGCAGGCCGCAATGGTTCAGCAAGCAATGGCGGCCGGCATGGCCGACCCGCAGAAGCTGGCCAATGCCGCGGCCGCCAGCCAGCAGATGGCTGAACCCCAACCCACTGAACAACCACCCGCATGACCGCAACACCAAGCCCCGAGCTGCAAGACCTGGTGGCACCCGGCCAGGAAGATCTCATCGACGGGTTCCTGCAGGAGCTCGAGCAGGAACAGCAGCAGCTCAACACCAAGCCCGAATCAACGGATGAAGGCGAGGCGCTGCTGGCCGGCAAGTTCAAGAGCACCGAGGAGCTGGAGAAGGCCTACCTCGAGGCGCAGAAGCTGATCAGCCAGCGGGGCCAGCAGCCAGCGCAGAGCGAGCCCGAGCCGCAGCCTGCGATCACCCCCGATCAGTACACCCCTGAACTGGGCAAGCAGCTGTATGGCGACACGGTGGCGACCGCCATCGAGGCCGCAGAGATCAACCCGCTCGAGATGGCGGAGAAGGTCTATGCCGGCCAGGACGTCAGCAGCTATGTCGATGCCCTGGTGGAGAAAGGCGGTCTGCCCCGCGAGGTGGTGGAGACCTACCTCCAGGGCGTGGCACCAGCGAAGGGCAACTCTCCGGCGGTTCCAGATAGTTCAGCCCCAGGCCTGACCGATGCCGATGTGGCTGAGCTGAAGGGCATGGTCGGCGGTGAGCAGCAGTTTCAGCAGCTCAGCCAGTGGGCGATGAGCAACCTCGATCCGCAGGAGCTGGCGGATTACAACGCCGCGGTGGACAGTGGCAACAAGGCTGCCGCTCGCTTTGCCATCAAGCAGCTGCAGGCCCGGGCCAGCGCCGGCGGCCAGGAGCCAAAGCTGATCGGTGGCGGCAGCGCCGTGAAGACCGACGTGTTCGAGAGCGACCAGCAGGCTGTTGATGCCCGCGGCAAGCGGGACAAGAACGGCAAGTTCCTGTATGAGACCGACCCGAAGTACCGCCAGTGGTACGACAAGACCCTCGCCAGGTCGAATGTCTTTATGTAAGGTCAGGACATGAGTTGTTCTGCACCAGTGCAACTGAACGGGCCTTCCTAGGGAGATACCCCGCTCAGCCAAACAAAGGACAGAAGCTCGCTATCCCTAAAGGCCAATGGCCAACGCTTCTCTCGACCGGATTGGTCAAATTAAAGGCGCAGGTGCAGTTGATGCCCTGTTCCTCAAACTCGGTATTGCCGAGCTGCTGTCTGCGTTCGATCGCGCTTGCGTCTTCAAGGGCAAGGTGCGTGAGCGCAACATTCGCGGCGGCAAGTCCGCTGCGTTCCCCGTCAGCGGCAAGGCAGAAGCCGGCTACCACGTTCCTGGCACCCCGATCCTGGGCGCCACCAACAGCCCCGGCGACCGCAATGAGCAGATCATCAACCTCGATGGTCTGATGATTGCCGACCAGGTGATCTACGACCTGGACGAGCTGATGAATTACTACGACGTCCGCCAGGACGTCACCCATCAGCTGGGTCAAGCCCTCGCCCGGGAGTGGGACAAGCGTGCTGCGCGTGTGCTGTACGCCGCTGCCAAGACCACCACTGAACCCCTGGCCAAAGCCGGTAACGCCGGCCGCATCGGTCAGAGCCAGACCCTCTCGGCTGGCTATGCCGCTGCCACTTCCAATGCCAAGGGCGATGAGCTGGTCGCCAAGATCAGCGCCTTGAAGGTGGCGATGAAGAAGAAGGACGTGCCCACCGAGGATCTCCTCTGTGTGGTTGGTCCCGATGAGTACGACGTGCTGCTGGATTCCACCCGCGCCATCAACGCGGACTTCAATGGAGCCAGCGGCGAGAACGGATCCTTCGCCAGCGGCCGTGTGCTGCGCGTGAAGGGCATCCCCGTGATCGAGTCGAACCACGTCACCCAGGCTGCTTACACCAACGGCGCCTACGACAAGAACACCGCTTATCAGCAGGATCTGTCGAAGTGCAAGGCGATCGTGTTCCACCGCGATGCCATCGGTGTGCTGACCCTGCGCAGCCCCAGCCTGCAAGTCACCCCTCAGGGCGGCGACTTCAACATCATGTACCAGGCCAGCCTGATGGTCAGCCGTATGGCGATCGGCATGGGTGTCCTGCGTGCTGAGTGTGCAGGTGTGATTGAGCTCCCGTAGCCTTAGCTGGGAGAACCGGGATAGCCCCCTGCCGCTCCTGGCGGGGGGCTTTTTTGTGCCTGCCGATAGCATGAAGACTGCACCCCTGCAGTGCTCAGATGGGCCTCGCAAATCAGGGAACAACACCCGGCAGGACAACCCTGCTTGAGGCGGTCAACATCTGCCTGCAGAACATCGGCGAGCAGCCGGTCAACAATCTTGAGAACCAGCAGGTCGTGGAAGCGACCATGGCTGAGCGCACCATCCTCGAGTTTCACAAGGAGGGGCAGACCAGAGGCTGGAGCTGGAACAGTGAACAGGGCTATGAGTTCGTGAAGGACGCCGGCACCAACCAGATCGTGGTGCCAGCCAATGTCGTGTCCTTCGCGCCTGATGCCTACCAGTGGGCTGGGCGTTTCCAGCTGCGTGGGCAGCGGGTCTACGACCGTGAGAAACGCACCTACATCCTGGGCGCCGACATCCCCAGCCTTGAAGCGGATGTGGTCTGGCTGCTGCCGTGGGATGAGTGCCCTGAGGCGTTCAACCGCTGGATCGTGATTCGCTCAGCCCGGGTGTTCAGCAACCGCGTGCTGGGCTCTGACGCGATCTTCAAGTACACCGCGCTGGATGAGCAGATGGCGCTGGTGGAATTGCAGCGCGTCGAGATCGAACAGGCGCAGCCCAACAGCCTGACCGGCGGACCCGGGCTCAGACCGATGCCGACGTACTCACCGGGCATGGGTCTGCTGGGCAGGAACCGGGGGTATCTGCGTGGCTAACCTCGTCAGCTACACGATCCCGAATCTGATTCAGGGGATCAGCCAGCAGCCGGACGCGCAGCGCGAGCCGAGCCAAGGCGAGACACAGATCAATGGCATGAGCTCCCTGGCCGAGGGGCTGCGCAAGCGTGAGTCCACGCATGTCGTCGCCAAGGTCAGCAACAGCAGTTTCGGGGACGTCTACTTCCACCAGATCCTCAGGGACTCCGCAGAGAAGTATCTGGTGGTGGTCGGCAAGACCGCCATCAAGGTGTTTGACCTCGATGGCAACGAGAAGACGGTCAGCGCGCCATCGGGCTACAGCTACCTGTCATCGGTGGTGAGCGCCACGAGCGACATCCGGGCGGCCACGATTGCGGATTACACCTTCATCTCCAACACCAAAGCGGTGCCTGCAATGGACGCCAGCCTGGCGCCGGCTGTTGCCAGGCCTGCTGCCCATGAAACGCTGGTCTGGGTGAAAGCCGCCAACTACGGCCAGACCTACAACGTCAACGTGAACGGCACGTTGGCGACCGTGCAGACCGCAGTGGCGCCAGTGGTGGTCAGCGGCAGCACTACAACCGAGAACCGCATCAGCACCGAGGACATCGCCGACCAGATCAAAACGGCGCTTGCCGGAGTAACTGGGGTAACGATCGCCCGCAAGGGGTCGGTGCTGCATCTCACCAGCAGCAGCGCGATCACCGTTGCGGCGTCAGACGCGCGAGCCAACGCCGACATCACAGCGATTACAGACTCGGTGCAGGCCTTTACCGAGCTGCCGACGATCGCGCCTGAGGGTTATCAGGTGGAGATCGTCGGAGATCCGGGCAACAAGTTTGACGGCTACTACGTGAAGTTCGTACCGCGCACAGGCGCCGGTACGTTTGGCGAAGGCTCCTGGCAAGAAACTCCCAGCCCTGGCGTTGAATACAAGATCAACTCGGCGACGATGCCGCACCTGCTGGTGCGGCTGCCGAATGGGACGTTCTACTTCGGCCCGGCGAATGGCAGCACACAGGGCGGCATCACGATTCCGAGCTGGGGCGAGCGGACGGCAGGTGACTACGACACGGCGCCGGACCCCAGCTTTATCGGCTATCCAATCCAAGACGTGTTCATCTACAAGAACAGGCTTGGATTCCTGGCGGATGAAAATGTCATCCTTAGCCGCACTCGCGCCTTTTTCGACTTCTTCCCGGAAACCGTAACCGCAGTCCTCGACACAGATCCGATTGATCTGACGGCAAGCAACAACCGCGTGTCGATCCTTCGTTACGCGATTCCGTATCAAGACGAGCTGATCATCTTCTCTGACCAGATCCAGTTCAGGTTCAACGCCGCCGAGACGGTCCTGACGCCGGCGACCGCGCAGATCACGGTGTTGACCCAGTACGAGATCGACCCTGACTGCAGGCCCATTCCGGTGCAGGGCACGATCATCTTCTGCCAGGCCAACGGCCAATGGAGTCAGTTCCGTGAGTTCAGTGTCCGCGGTGCGGGAACTGCGCTGGTGGCGGATGCGTCTGATCTGACCGGCTATGTGAGCAGCTACATCCCAGCGGATGTGTTCAAGCTGACGGCCAATGACACGGGCAACAGCTGGTTTGCAGTGTCGGGCAAGAGCGGCTTCACCGACCGCATCTACGTCTACAAATACTTTTACCGGAACACCGGCGGCGGGGCTGAGCGTGCGCAGAGCAGCTGGAGCCATTGGAAGCTGAATGGTGCCGATCGAATCCTGCAGATCCTCTGCGTGCAGGAGGTGATGTATCTGCTGGTGGAGTACGGCACTGAGGTGTGGCTCGAGAAGATGCCGGTCGCCGATCGTCTCAGCGACGTCACGCCCAACCCCTACCCCCTGCTGCTGGACAGGCGGGTTTCAACCACCACCGAAACACCGGCCGCGATTCGAGTAGCAGCCGGCACCTACAACGCCACTACCAAGCAGACCACCTGGACGCTGCCGTACACGATCAAGGCACCAACGCAGGCCTGGTCCGGCTATGGCATGACCAGCAATGGCGGTGTGCGACTGGGCACGGCAAGCAGTGGCAACACGATCGTGGCCAACGGCGACTGGTCCGCTGCACCGGTGTTTTTCGGTGAGGTCTACGACTTCGTGTATCGCTTCACCCGCTTCAAGCTTTACAAGGAGATTGGTGGCGGGAAGGCGGCGGCCAACGTCGAGCGGACGCAAGTTCGTCACGCCAAGCTCCGGTATCACGAAACCTCGTACTTCGAGATCTACGTGATGGCGGAACGCCGCGACACGGCGATCTACAAGTTCGATGGCACGGTGCTCGGCAGCCGCAACTCCTCCCTAGGGAGTCAGATGGCGAACGGCTACGACCCCGAGACCAACCGGTATTTCGAGGGAGTGTTCCAGATCCCCATTGCCAGCAAGGGCGAGAACTGCATCGTCGAGATCCATAACGACACCATCCACCCCTGCAAGTTCAGTACCTGCGAGTGGGTGGGCCTGATCACAAGCCAAGCGAGGAGCCTGCAATGAACTGGTCTGAACCAACTCCTGCACGAGTGCAGCACATTGCAAGTCGAGTTCGCTATCAAGACCAGCTCGAGGTGCTCTACAGCCATGGGATCACAGGGGAAGAAGCCGTGATTGGGAGCTGGAAAAGCAGTTCAATCTGTCGTTGCATAGATGCAGATGATGGTGAGCCGGTGGGTATCTGCGGCGTCAATGGATCGTTGATCTGGCTGCTGGGCACCGACAAGCTGCTCGCAACAGCTAGCCATCGCCGCCAGTTCATTCGTGGCGGCCGGGTGTGGGTGGATGGCCTGCTGCGCGATGGCGCCGGCTGCCTCGAGAACTGGGCATTGGCCTCGAACCGGGCCACGTTGCGCTGGCTTGAGCACCTGGGCTTCACCATCGACACACCAGCCCCCAGGGGGCGCAGCGCTCAGCTGTTCTGCCACTTCTGGAGGGCGAGCTGATGGATCCGTTTTCGATTGCGTTTGGCGTTGCCAACGCCGGCATGGGGATCCTGGGGGCCGGCGCCAGCTATGCAGCGCAGCGCCAGGACTACGAAAACCAGAAGGCCTTCCAGGACGCCAACGGGCGCTTCGCTCAATGGCAAGCGGGTTTCAACGCTCGCATTACGGATGCCAACGCTCAGCAGAAGTATTGGGCCGAGACGGTCAACTACAACCAGCAGCTGGCTTACACCAACTCGCTGAGAAACTTCGAGCTGGTTAAGAGCATCCGCCAAGCAGAAGTGGTGGGTCAGACCCGTGCTGCTGCTGGTGCTGCCTACATCCAAGACAGCGATGCCATGAGCCAGGCCTTCCAGGAGGCCTCGATGCAGGAGGCCGTGGCGATGCAGCAATACCGCTGGAGAGCGCTGCAGGCCCGGGCATCTGTTCAGGCCATGGGTCAGGAAGGCCGTTCCGTTGATCGCATCGTCAACGACTACGCCCGCCAGGTCGGCGACTACGAAACGCTGCAGTCGATCAACCGCGGACTGCGCACCCGCCAGTACACCCGGGAGCAAGCGGGCCAGGTGGCTCAGTACCTGAACCGCTGGAACAGCCAGCAGTTCTACGAAGAGCAGCCGTACATCGACCCGATCCCACCGTTTGCGCCGCTGCCAACCCTGCTGACTCCGCCGCCCCCGTCGATGACGGGTGCAGGTCCAAGCGGTGCGGCGGCAGCGCTGAACATCGGCACCGCAGTGCTCGGTGGCGTGCAGTCGGCCGTCTCGATGGCCGGCGCAGTCAAAGGGCTGAAGAGGCCCTCATCCTCCAGCGGCCCCGGCACACCCGGCTAACGATCAATGGCAGACAGAAACCTTCCCCTTGGTCAGATCACGCCGGTCGCCCGGCCGATCGGGGCTTTTGTGCAGGCGGCGCAAGCACAGCCAGCCGCGCCAGCCAGGCCGGTGGAGCTCGACAACCCGAGCGGGATCAGCACGATTCAGATCGGAGCTCGCGGCGATGTCGCTGGCTTCAACCAGTACCAGCAGCTCGCCACTGCCCTGGCGCCATTCAACAAGGCGTTGATGGATGTCGCCGGGCAGGGCTATCTGTCGCTGCGCAAAGGGCAGATCGAGGAGGGCTTCTACGCCTACGCCAAGCTCAAGAACCAGCTCGCCAAAGCCACCCTGTCGCTGCAGGTGCAGGCCGAGGCCGGTGCTGCCGATGCTGCCAGCCAGATCGGGCAACTCGAGAAGGTTGATCCGATTGCAGCTCAGCTGCTGAATGAGTCGAACCCCTGGAAGCTGATCGGCCGCCGGCGGGCCCTGGCGCAGCTGGCTGGCTCTGAGATTTCCAACGCGCTGGAAGACGACCTGAGCGCCAATGCGGGGATGCTGAGCACCCTGCGGCCCGACAGCCCGGAGCTCACGAAGCGCCAGGTGCAGCTGACCTCACAGGTGCTCAACCGGTTCCAGCTGACGGGTGATGAACCTGAGGTGCAGTTCTATGTAACCCCCAAGTCGAACCAGGCCTGGGAGGAATACCGCGACAAGCAGCGCAAGCTCTACGACGACGCTGTTGAGGTATCGACCCGCAACAGCACGGTGGCCGCAACGGCCGCGGTGATGGAGGACTTGCTGACCAAGGGCTACACGCACCAAGGCGTGACCTTTAAGCCCGGCACTCCTGAGTTCACGCAATACAGCGCTGCAGCGATCACGTTTGCGCTGGATCAACAGCTGAAGCTGCTGGCCCCCGATGCCCGCAAGCGCACGGTGCAGTTCCTGCGTGAGCAGATCATCGGCACCTACGGCAGCGACCCGGTTGCCGGTGCGGTGCTGCAGAACATCAGGGCCGGCGACCCGTCCATGCCCTACGAGAAGCGGCCGACCTGGGGCGCGATGGCCCCGTTCGAGACCCTCGAGCTGCAGGTGCGCGGGCAGGAGGCGGTGCAGAAGACGCACGATCTGCGGCAGAAGAACATCGAGCTGACGCTCGATCGGCTCTGGTATTCAGGCCCGGGCCAGTTCGACCCAGAGGACGCCGGCTATCCGGCAGCACTGCTCGAGTTCCGCAATCAAGCCCTGGGCATGGGCTACCTCAAGCCGGAGGAGTACATCGCCCAGCGGGCCAAAGATCAAAGCGAGTTCACCCAGGTGGTGCGGCCCCC